TTCACTGGGACAATCCAAAATGCGATTGGGATTTATTGAAACGTGATTTTGATTACTGCCTTGAGAATGATATCAAAGTCATGGTGAATGGTGACTTCTTTTGTTTGATGCAAGGGAAAGGTGATAAACGAGGCAACAAGTCCGACATCCGACCTGAACACAACAACGCAAAGTATTTGGATTCAATCGTTGAAACCGCAGTTGAGTGGTTTAGTCCATATGCTCACATCCTTACTGTCATCGGATACGGAAATCATGAAACCGCAATCATTAAGTATCAAGAAACCGACATCCTTCAACGATTCGTTGACCTACTTAATTACAAAAATGGAAGCAACGTAATGACCGGAGGATATGGTGGATGGTTGATACTTCGCCAGGCATATGATACCAACTCAATCACTACAACCAAATTAAAATACTTCCATGGCTCAGGTGGTGGAGGTATCGTGACCAAGGGAGCAATCAACTTGACCAGGGCATTGGAAACATACGAGGACTTCGATATCTTCTCAATGGGCCACATCCATGAGAATGCTTGTCGAAACGATGTGAGAGATACAGTGATTCATTCACCCAAGCATGGATATGTCAACCATCACAAAAACATTCACCTCATGCTCACTGGAACTTACAAAGAGGAGTACGGTGATGGCTCAAAAGGATGGCACGTTGAACGTGGAGCTCCCATCAAACCAACGGGAGGTCGTATTTTGAAAATCAACTGCAAAGAAATAAAGAAGGAAGGCATAAGAAAAATGTACAAAAGTATCGATTCAATCAAATTTCCTTTGTAAATTAGCAACTCATTAGCGTGTGTAATTGGGGGTATCGGAAACGGTACCTCTTTTTTTTGTCACATATTTAGCAAGTATTTGTGACAAGCAAATTGACATTCTAGCGGACATTTACCCTTGTTCTGTTTATTTTATCGGACATTTACCCTTTTTCTATTACAAAAACTGTCACAATTTACCCTTATTTTGTGACAAACATTTGCCACTATTTCGATTTATTGGCATTTGTATAGTTGGACAAATAATAGTTTAATGTGATTTAGGTATATTATACTATTCATAAGTGGTCATATAAGTACCAAATACATATTATAATGTGCTTTTTTGTACAAGTTATTATATCCTTTCGGGTATAAATTCTATACATCATACCTATTTTATACGCTATCGGGTATAATTAAGTTAATTTCCCATACATGAATACCCCATCGGGTATAGCATTCACAATTAATTTTGTTCAAAAGTGAAAAAAAAGTTGAAAAAGTTTTGCAGAAATGAAACTTATTACGATATTCGCAGTATAAATTTAAAAAACACGCTATGAAAAAACAAGAAATGATTCAAATTATGATTGCAGAGGAAAAGCAATTATGGAACGAAATGATGGAATGTATTGATAAACTTGGAATGCATGATCCAATTACGGATATGCAAATTGCAAGATGGTCAGCTGTTCATAAACTAGTATGTAAATTAAGAGGAATATGAAAACACTAAACGACACACAAAAGGACTTTATTGGTGGTGCAATTGCATTCACGTTATTTTGGACTGTGATGCTTTATTTTACCGCAACGCAACCAACGTACATGAATACGGAGAAAGCTCCGCAAATCGAAGGAAAACACGTTCAATCGAAGGTATTGGATGCATACGGAGAACTAATAACTAAACACTCAGCGAAATGAATTGGAAAAAAGAAGTAGAAAGAATTGATTTGGACTTCATGGATGTGGACAACTGCTCGATGCAAGGTCACTACAAAATTGGAGCGATATACTTCAAGATTGATATTGAATGGTGGAAGAATAACTATGATTTTGATACCTCTCGATATGATATTGATATCAATGTCAAAGGTGGAGTGTGGTGGACCGATGAATCACCCGAAGATAAGGTTATGGAATTTGAGCCATCTTACAAGGAATGGATGCTCAACATGATTGATCACCTAATGGATGAGAGAGAGTTCCTGAGTGAATACACTTGGGGAAATGATAACGATGAAATAGATTGGGAAGAATATGGTATTTAAACTGCAAAGGATGAAGAGGTTTTGGACAACCAAGTCATCACACGAACACATCAGAGGTACATTCAATGAGGAATTGTACAAAAGAATATGTGAAATTAAATTTAATCAGACGTTATGAGCTACAAAAGAAAAGAAAACTATGAAGCTTCAATGCTTGGAATTGCCATAAGTTTGGCAATGGTCGCAGTTTTAGGAATCATTAAAATTATCACGCTATGTATAAATTAAGTTATTGCTCAGGGAAAACAGTCATCCAATCCTGGACCTTCCCATCCAAGGCATTGTGCTATTGGAAGAAATCGGAGCTATTGAATCAAGGATTGTGTACGGTTGGAAAATTTAAAGTGGAGGCGGTATGAATCAGCATCGAATCATGCGAGTGATCAAGCTCATTGAATTCCTCAAAGAGAAACCTCGACACATCCACACGATGGGCAGGTATCTTCAAATTGGTGAACGATCAGTATACCGATACCTCAAGATGTATGAGCAGTTAGGATACCAGGTTGAGAAGAATGAAAACAAGAAATACTTTATAAGATGACAAAACAAGATAAAATAAAAGCAATCAAGCACATCATCCAACGTGATAAATTGGATGTAATAAGTCGACACCAGGTATTGACAATGAGGAGAAGGTATCTAATGGCAGAGCTGAGGGGATTGAACATCCCATTTCATGCGATTGGTGAGTATTTCAATCGAGGTCATGCAACAGTAATGCACAATATCAATCAACACAATTGGGCAATTGAGAGTGGTGATTTGTATTACATCACCGTTATCCAGGATGATATCGATGAGCTTCGTGGGAATGCTCATGTGAAAAAAATGCGATTCCTTCGTGATGAGATTCTCAAATGTAAGTCATACAATCAGCTCAAATCAATCAAGAGAAGGGTGTTGAGGAATGAATATGAGGAATTGCTTTCAACTGAGTAATAAAATAGGTACACAAGTACACATTTTCGGTCATATACTTATATGAATTAAATTATTTTGAGAATTGGAAAAAATAATATTTTCAAAAAATACCAAAAAAACGTGAAAATGTGTACCAAAATCGCTGAAACACTAGTAAATACTACATTTTTATAGGTACACATTTAGGTACACATTGAGGTACTAATTGAAAATAAAGTGTATTTTGTATCACATTAAAGATTATTTATTATATTTGTATGTCAAATGCAGAGACACTAAAAAAATTATTAGAATCCTCTTGGATTAGTAGTGCTGCATTCACGAAAGTTCAAGGGGATTTTTTGTTTAACATAAAATGCAGTTATGGAAAAAGAAGAATGGAGACCAATTCCAAATTTTGAAGGAGTTTATGAGGTTAGCTCATATGGTAAAGTAAAAAGTTTAAGGTTTAATAAAGAACTTATTTTAAAGCAAAGAATAGGAACAAGAGGTTATTTTATTGTTGGGCTTTATGATAACAAAACTATCACAAGAGACATTCATCAATTAGTTGCTGAATCATTTTTAAATCATAAGCCTTGCGGATTAAAATTAGTTGTAGACCACATAAATAATAATAGATTAGATAATAGGGTAGAAAATTTAAGAATTGTAACTCAAAGAGAAAATGCTAATAAAAAGCATATAAAATCTACCTCTAAATATACAGGTGTGCATTGGCAAGAAGATAATAAAAAATGGAGAGCATCTATTATCATAAATGGTAAAAAATATTACTTAGGATTATTCACTAATGAATACGATGCCCATTTAGCATATCAAAATAAATTAAATTCGTTATGATCGTATCAATTTTTAAGAAGGTAACGGATACCACAAATCCATTCAACAAATCAGCTCTTTATTGTCTTGAAAGAATTCGAGATGGTAAGTCAAAGGAATTGGTTGAACAAATCAGAGCTTGTGCAACTAAGGATGAGCAAAAACAATACAAGAATCAGCTTCCTGGAGTTTGCTTCAATGGGACTTTCAAGAGTCGCTCAGTAAAAGGTATCGAACAAAGGTCCGGATTAATGATATTGGACTTTGATAACATGAGTCACACCGCTGAAGCAATTCAATTCAAGGACGCATTGATGTTCAACAACTATGTTTTCAGTGCATGGATATCACCAAGCGGAAAAGGAGTGAAGGCATTGGTCAAGATTCCAACTGAGGGAGATTTCAAAGGATATTTCGATGCCTTGAGAACTTACTTTGATTCGGACTATTGGGATAGTTCAGGGAGTAACCTTGACCGATTTTGTTTTGAGTCATATGATCCGGATATTTACATCAACCAAGATTCAATCATGTGGACTCAAATCGAGGAGCCGGAGATTGAGGAAATTGGCTCAATGGATGTAATGATTCCAATCAAATCGGACAACCGTATCATTGATAACTTGATGAAATGGTGGGAACGGAAGTATGGAATGGTGCCAGGTGAGAAGAATAACAACCTATTCAAACTTGCAGCTGCATTCAATGACTTTGGAATTCAGAAAACTGAATGCGAGAATGTGATGCTTCGCTTTGATGAAGGAGGGAAAGAGAATGAGATTCGAAAGATAATCAAATCAGCATATTCCAAGACCTCTCAATTCGGGACCAGGTACTTCGAAGATAATACATCCAGGGCGAAGATTGAAAAACACATTCGAGCAGGTAAAAAAACCAACGATATCATCAAGATACTTCCGGAGTTTACTCAAGATGAAGTTGAGAAGTGCGTTGATGCCATCAAGGAAACGGGAAACATCGAGGACTTTTGGACTTATAACAATCAGAATCGAATTCAACTCAGCATACATCAATACAAGTTTTGGCTCCAACAAAACAACTTTTTTAAATACTTTCCTGCTGATTCTAATACTTACTCATTCATTAAGAAGGAGCAGAATCTAATTGAGGAAACCAATGAGAAGAGAATCAAGGATTTCACCCTCAGCTCTCTATTGTCGAGGGAGGAGATTGGATTCCAACCGTATGATTTGATGGCAGGTGCGACCAAATACTTCACATCCGAATTCCTTTCCATGTTGGACAGTGCTCAAGTTGAGATGATGGAGGATACTGCGGATAAGTGTTATTTATATTATCGCAATTGTGCGGTGGAAATTACCAAGCAAGGCATATTTAAGCATGAGTATATTGACCTGGATGGATATGTATGGAAGAGGCAGATAATTGACCGAGAATATATTGCTAGTGATCACCATAAAAGTGAGTTTAGAACATTCCTATGGTTGGTAAGTGGTAAAGATTCAGCGAAGTACAACTCATTCAAGTCGGTGATTGGATATTTGATGCATTCATACAAGACCTCAGCGAGTAATAAGGCAATAATATTCAACGATGAAACCATCTCAGAGAATCCGAATGGAGGAAGTGGAAAGGGATTGTTTTGGAATGCATTGGCTAAGTTAAAAAAGGTAGCATCAATTGATGGAAAGACATTTGAATTCACCAAGGGATTCCCTTATCAAACAGTGTCAACCGATACTCAGCTCCTTGTGTTTGATGATGTTAAAAAGAACTTCAACTTTGAGAATCTCTTCTCATTGATTACTGAGGGAATCACATTGGAATACAAAGGGCAGGATGCCATCAAGATACCAGTGAACAAATCTCCCAAGATAATCATCACAACCAATTACACGATTGGTGGAGTGGGAGGCTCATTCGAGAGAAGAAAATTCGAGGTGGAGATGAGCAACTATTTTGGTCACACACGATCACCATTGGATGAGTTCGGTCATATGTTGTTTGATGATTGGAATGATGAGGAATGGATAATCTTTGATAACTTCATGATTCAATGCTGTCAATATTATCTCAAGAATGGATTGGTATCTCATGAATTCACCAACCTAGATGTGCGTAAATTCATCAAGGAAACTTGTTTTGAGTTTTACGATTGGTCCAATGATGGGAATCTTCCTATCAATGTACGGTTGTACAAAGACGAGCTTCATGAGGCCTTCACTAATGAGTATACTGATTATGCTAAACTGAGCAAAAAGAAATTCTCTCAATGGCTGAGTATCTTTGGGCATTATCATGGACATCAAATCACTGAGAATAAAACAAACAACCGGAGATGGATTGAATACGGAAGGACCGATAAAACACCAAGTGATCCGGATGATATTTGGGATGAGTTAAACAATAAAGCAAAGGAGATATGAATCAATCAGCAGTAGAATTTTATTCTGAAAATGCAATGAAATTAGAGATAGAAAGGTTAAAAGGTAAAATTTCAACGGGAGAAATGCTTTGCAAATTATCATCCGTATTAATTAAAGCCAAAGAAATGGAGAGAAAACAAAAACTTGAAAGGCAATTATTTATTGGTAAAGTATGTGAAATAATTGGAGATGATAAGACATTGGAACTATTAAGAGAATCAAAACAAGCAATTGAAGAGATATGAGAAAATACAGAATCATTGAAGAACGAGTGCCATTACTGCAATTATATTTGAATGAAACTAGCATAATTCAAAATGATATAGAATACTCACCGCCAATTTATTATGTGGAAGAAAAGAAAAGTATCTTTAATAAATGGAAAAGAATATATGAAGTAGATACAATAAAAGAAGGTGAGTTTAAAATAAATAATTTGAGAATTGAAGAAATGCCTTTTAAAAAATCAATAATAAAAACGCTATGACCAAACAAAACAAAGAACGAATCAAGGAACTCGAACGAGCTCTCACCAGGGCGAAGTATCCGAAGATGCCATACATCGATTCATTCCTCACCAATTGGCAGGATAACTCAGCGAACGCACTCACCAAATCAATCTGCGGATTCCTTCAGATGAGTGGATGCCAAGCAGAGCGAATCAATACGATGGGAGTTTATCGCAAAAAGTACCGTACCGATGGAGTTGAGATTGGTGGACAATGGACCAAAGGAACGGGAACACCAGGTTCCGCAGATATCTCGGCAACCATTCGAGGTCGCTCAGTCAAGATTGAGGTGAAGTATGGGAAGGATAGGCAATCAGACGCACAAAAGGTATATCAAAAAATGATTGAAGATGCTGGAGGAGTGTACTATATCTCAAGAACTTTTGATGATTTCATCGAATTTTATGATAATTTTATTGCCAATCTAAAATAGTTTATTATCTTTATTGAAAATTAACACGCTAAATAATGGAAAAGAACACGAAAACAGTCGCAACGCTGTATCAAAAGTTGCACACTGCTAAGCAGCAGATTGGAAAGGTAGCAAAGAATGCTACGAATCCACATTTCAAAAAGTCATATGCCGACATCAATGCACTGCTCACCGCAGTCGAGCCGATTCTATTGGAGAATGGATTGATTCTACTTCAGCCAATAGTTGGGAATGATGTGGTGACGAGAATCATTGACATCGATTCGGGTGAGATGGTTGAGTCATTCATGACCTTACCGATTATTACTGATCCACAAAAGGTATTGAGTGCGGTGACTTACTTCCGAAGAGGTACATTGCAATCACTTCTTTCGCTTCAGGCAGTGGATGATGATGGAAAGGCAGCATCGATTGCAGTCGCACCGGTTAAACCTGCGTTGGACAATGCGAGATTCGAATCCGCAGTGGCATCCATTCAAGCAGGAAAGTACACAAAGGAGCAATTGATTGAGAAATGGACATTGACTGAGGTACAACTTAAAGCATTAGAAGTATGAAGTGGCATCCATCCTCCATCGGCAAGTTGATGACCAATGGCCGAGGTAAAAATGAAATGGGAGCAACTGCGAAGAGTTACATCAAGCAAGTTGCTAAGGAAAACTTCTACGGATACCGCAGTCAAATCAACAATAAGTACATCCAAAAAGGATTAATGCAAGAGCAGGATTCAATCGACCTAGTTAACACCGTGCGATTCGAGGGGTACGTCAAGAACACCGTGCGAATGGTTGATGAGCTGATGACCGGTGAGGCAGACATCATCACCAACGATTCAATCATCGATATCAAAACATCCTGGTCATTGGATACCTTTCCAGTGATGGCAGAGGATGGATATGATGCAATCTATGAGTGGCAGTTGAGAGCTTACATGAGGCTATACGACAAACCTAAGGCAGAGTTAATCTATTGCATGGTAACTACATCCAACGAGCTACTGAACGAGTGGGAGAACTTAGATATTCACCGCGTTGACCACATCGCACCGGAGAAGAGAATCACCGTACTTTCATTTGATCGTGATGAGGAGAAGGAGAAGGAGATGATTGAGAGATTGGAATTGTGTACTGAGTATTATAATGAGTATTATAAATTATTGGAAGCGAAATGAAAATAACGATAGAACAATACGAACACAAAATCACCCACGAAGTACCTCATAACGATGTAACTCTAGACGAAGCTTTACAAATGATTGAAGGACTTTTAAAAGCTACTGGATATTCTTTTAGTGGAAATCTTGAAATAGTGGATGAGTGGGTAGATAATGATGAAACCTTTAAAGGATAAGTGGCAATTTTTACCACATAAACTAAATAGAAATGATAACTAAACAACAAGAACAATGAGAAGAATAACAAAATCAGTAATTAAGTTGTCGGATATTCCACAGCATTTACAACAAGATGAAATCCTACAAGGACATAAGGTGCATACCTATGCAGAATTCCACATTGATGACTCAGAAAAAGACGAGTTGACCTTATGGCTATTGAATCAGTTTCCTACAATAAAACGGAAGACAAGTTTTTTAATTCACATTGATAAACAAGAACAATGATAAATATAATTTTAGAATTAGTAAATGGTGTAGAAGGTGATTCTATTTACCTAAATGACACAAGAATTTGTGGTGCAAAACCTTGGGGTGGTGGTTCTGTTATTAAAAAATGGACTACTTCCATTAGTCAAATTGAAGATGCTCTTGGTATTAAATTTACAGATGAGCAATTAGACAAATTTAAACAACAAGAACAATGAAAACAGCAGTAGACCAACTAATTGAGAAAATGTCTTTAGAAGATGTTTGTAAATACTCTAATGAATTAGCAGAAGCCAAAGAAATGGAGAAGGAACGGGAAAAATCTATATTTTCAATAGCATATAGAATGACTCCTATTGAATTTGGGAAAGAATATTGTGAATTAGAATTTGAAAAATTTAACAAAATATTTAAACAACAAGAACAATGAAAATAATAGAATCTCTTAGCATTGAATATTTTGATAATACTTTAACATTTGAAGAATTTGAGATTAGGCGTTTGAAAAAAGTTATTGAAGGCCTACAAGAATTAAAATTACAAAAAGAACAAGAATTAGAAGAACTTAAACAACAAGAACAATGAAAGAAGATATAGTATATATATGTCCACAAACCAAAACACAATGTGATGATGAATGTTGCGTAAGCGCAGAAGATTGTCACGCAGAAGCAATAAATAGTATTATTTCTAATTGTGAACCCGAACAATTAAACAAACATAAAATGAAAAAGAAACAATCAACAACAAAAGAACAAGCAAAAGAATTAGTAGATAAATTTAATTTTAGTTGCAGAGAATGTGATAACGCTATATTATCAGCACAAGTAGCAGTAGATACAATTATTGAAAGTGATTGCCTACACTACCCCGAAGATAGATTGTATTGGAAATCAGTCAGAAAAGAACTTGATATTTTACAACAAGAACAATGAAACAATTCTTTAAAAAGATAATCAACCTTTTTAGGTTAAAAAGTCCATGTTGCAATAGTATAATGGAAAATGTAGATGAGTATAAAGGTTCATTAGTGTATGAATGCAATGAATGTAAAAAACAGTTTTTTTAAACAACAAGAACAATGAAGATAGACATTGATGAGTTCAACCGAAAAGCAGAACATATTATTGAAACAGTTGTCAAACCACAAGTGAAAAGATATGAAAGACAGAGACAGAAGGAAGAGTACTCTTTCTATGTAACAGGAGTTACAATTGTAGTAGCAGTAT